GTGGACCTGATTCTGTTTCAAATGTAATTGATGAGTCAGGAACAAAGGCTACCAATCCTAATTTTGGAAAACCAAAACACTACACGTCTACACTAGAAACAATATTAAAAAAACAAGCACAAAGCAATAATTCTGAAGTAATTACTATGCCTGTTCAATTAAAAGGTGGTAAAGGCACAGCATATTTTAAAATTACAGATCAAAATGATAACATGGTGGCAACGTTAACAAACGGCGATCAAGCAAGAGAATTACTTATCACTAATCCAAACTACAAAGTAGAGACAATATCGGTGCCTAACAAAGCAAGCATGGAACCAGTTTTTGCTATTAAAATTACTCCTGAAATGCTAGAACCATATAAGACACATAAAGCACAAGGTGGACTTGTAGAGCATATTGATATATTTGAGGTATAAGAATGGCAGTTGATAGAAGAATTACGGGAGAACCAACAGAGATTGAAGAACAATCCGTTACAATTGAAACACCAGAAGAGTCACTAACAGTAGAAAATATTGAGATGACCGAGGACGGCGGGGCGTTAGTCAATCCAATGGAAGAGCAAATGGATGTAGAATTTGATTCTAACCTTGCAGAGTACGTAGACGAAAAAGACTTACAAAATATTTCATCTGATTTAATTGGTGAATACAAAGATGACAGTAGCTCAAGAGAAGAATGGTATGATGCATATGCAAAAGGATTAAAACTTCTTGGGTTTAAATACGAAGATAGATCACAGCCTTTTCAAGGAGCAAGTGGGGTTACACATCCACTGTTATCTGAAACAGTTACACAATTTCAAGCACAAGCTTACAAAGAATTACTACCTGCAAACGGTCCTGTGCGAACACAGGTTTTAGGAAAAGCAGATCCACAAAAAGAACAACAAGCACAACGAGTGCAAGACTTCATGAATTATCAAATTATGCATGTTATGGAAGATTTTGATCCTGACTTAGATCAAATGCTTTTTTATTTACCACTATCAGGTTCAAGTTTTAAAAAAGTTTATTATGATTCTACAAGAGGAAGAGCTGTATCAAAGTTTATTCCAAGTGAAGAATTAATTGTTCCTTATACTGCAACAGATTTAGCAACGGCAGAACGTGTTACGCACGTATTAAAAAGAACAGAAAACGATATTCGTAAATTACAAGTAACAGGTTTTTATCGTGATGTAGATTTAGAAGAGTACGAAGCTCCTGAAACAAACAGCATTCAAGAACAAATTAATCGTATGGATGGTGTAAAAGAAACAGGTTCAGGTTATAAAAATGATCAATACACATTATTAGAAATACATGTTGATTTAGATCTACCAGGTTTTGAAGATCGTGATGGAATTAAATTACCTTACATTGTTACAATTGATGAGGGGTCAGGAAATGTTTTATCTATCTACAGAAATTATGATGAGAATGATTCATTAAAGAAAAAGAAACAATATTTTGTACATTACAAATTTTTACCAGGTCTTGGTTTTTATGGTTATGGATTAATTCATATGCTTGGTGGTTTATCTAGAACAGCAACTGCTGCTCTTAGACAACTATTAGATGCAGGGACATTATCAAATTTACCAGCAGGTTTTAAAGCGAGAGGTTTGAGAATAGCAGACGATGATTCTCCAATACAACCAGGTGAGTTTAGAGATGTTGATGCTCCTAGTGGAGACTTACGAGCAGGACTTATGCCTTTACCATATAAAGGTGCAGACCAAACTTTATTTCAGTTATTAGGTTTTGTTGTACAAGCAGGACAACGTTTTGCTTCTATTGCTGATCAAAAAATTGGTGACAGTGTTGCAGCGAACGCACCTGTAGGAACTACAATGGCATTGATTGAAAGAGGATCAAGAGTCATGAGTGCTATTCATAAAAGACTACACTATGCACAAAAAACAGAATTTAATTTATTAGCAAAAGTATTTAAAGATTTTTTACCACCAAGATACCCATATGAGGTTGGTGATAATGCGGTGCCTAGTGTTAAGTCAAGTGATTTTGATGATCGTGTTGATATTATGCCAGTATCAGATCCTAATATTTTTTCTATGTCTCAACGTGTTACTTTGGCACAAACACAATTACAAATGGCACAATCTGATCCTAGAACACACAATATATATGAGGCATATAAAAGAATGTATCAGTCACTTGGTGTAAAAGATATTGACGCTATCTTACCACCTCCTGATACACCAAAACCAAAAGATCCAGCGTTAGAAAATTCTGATTCTTTATTAGCTAAAAAATTAATTGCATTTAGAAATCAAGAACATCAAGCACACATTGATGCACATAGAACATTTATGTCGTCGATGTTAGTGCGAGCAAACCCACAAGCAACAACATTACTACAAGCTCATGTTATGGAACATGTATCTTTGCTAGCGAGACAAATGGTTGAAGCAGAAAATGCACAACAAATACAGGCAGAAACAGAAAAATTTGGTGGTCAACTACCACCAGATTTACAAGCACAGTTCCAAGAAGAAATGGAACGTCAAATTTCTTTAAAAGCAACAGAATTTATTGAAGAAATGTTTATAGAAGAGCAACAATCTATGGAAGGTCAAGGACAAGACCCACTTGTTGGACTAAAACAACAAGAATTACAGATAAAAGCACAAGATGTTCAGCGAAAAACAGAAAATGATGCTGCTAGAATTGATATTGACATGAAAAAAATGCAACAAACTGAGGATTTAACAAAAGAAAAGATACAATCTAACGAAGATATTGCACAATTACGTGCAAATGTTAATCTATCCAAGGAAAATGCAAAAAATGTTGACAGCGACAGATAAATTACAGGAATATTTTAACGAATTAATGCAATTTTCGGATACAGCAGTTACAAGCCAAGAAGAACAAATACTTTTAGCAGGTGCAATGATGGCTGTGGCTAAAATGTTGTATCATAGTAACCTTTCAGAGCAGGAATATAATAATATTATGGACCACAACGGAAGAGACTTGCTAAATCTTTTAAAACCTACTATACATTAACTATTATGCCTATTGTAATTGAACTAAAAAACGCGCCGCCTACTACAAGAAGAGAAAAAGCGGCTAAAAAGAAAAAAAATAAAAAAAAGAGAAAAGGCCTGCCTCAAACAGAAAATCCTTTTAAGCCACGCAGAAAAGCTGGCAGAGAAAACAAACCAAAACTTATGCCTGCACAAAAATTACCCGAAAGAAAAGTTCCTAAAGGTGAAAAACCTAACATGCTCGATGTAGCAGGTGGTCTTAAAACTGTTAATGTTGCAAAAGGTGGTTCGGTGTCCAAGTTTCCTGATCTATCAGGTGATGGCAAAGTTACACAAAAAGATATTCTCATGGGCAAAGGAGTTATTAAAAAAAGAAAAGGTGGCAGAGTCACTGGTAGAAGTATAGGACCAGCAGGAGCTTCAATAGTTTCTGATGATGGTAAAAGAATAAAAAAATTAAAGACAATGGCTCAATCTCTTGCTCAAGGAGCTGGTAAAACGCTAGGGAGATTAGCAGGAGTAAAATTAGCGGGTAGATTAGCTAAACGTGGTTATGGAAAGGCAAAAAAATGAAATTTAAAAATGCAAAAATGACGGAAGTACCTCAAAAAAATCCGTTTCCTAACAGAGAAACTGCTTCAACTGCTGAAATAAGTATTTCTCCTTTTGTTGTAAAACAAAACAAAGGAAGTGGACCACAAGGGCAGACAAGTAATGCTCAGATTAAAAAGGTAGCTTTCAAAGGCGTAAAATAGTATAATCCCCAACTTAACAAAGGAGGTTTTATGAACCTATTAAAAGATCTATGGGGCCATATTAAAGAATGGTCGGATTGGAAAATGAAGGACTGGATCAAGGCGGCTATTGTAGCTATCGTGGTTATCTGGGTAATTAGTTGGATGACAGGCGGAGCAGCATAGTGCTTAACCTACTCGGCGGTTTACTTGGTGGTGGAAAAGGTGGAGCCTTAGCAACCATTTCAAAAGTTGTCGATGAACTTCATACGAGTGAGGAAGAAAAATTAGATAAAAAAATTCTTATGCAACGCTTACAACAAAAGCTTGCGGAAAAACAATTAGATGTTAATGCAAAGGAAGCCAGCCATCGCAGCGTATTCGTTGCTGGCTGGCGACCTGCAATAGGATGGTGCGGAGCCCTTGCCTTATTTTTTGCTTTTATATTATCACCATGTATTGAATGGTATGCAAAATTTTCAGGTATGGATATTGTACCACCTGCCATAGAAACTGGGCCCTTACTAGCAATTGTCACCTCAATGCTCGGGGTTGCGGGCATGAGAAGTTTCGAGAAGGCGAAAGGGATTGCTAAGTGACATACGACGAACTAGCTGGTTCAGTAAAATTATCCGAGGGGTTCAGAGATCACGTATACATGGATACCGAAGGTTTCGCCACGATAGGCTGGGGCCATAAAGTTACTCCTGATGATAATTTTGAAGAAGGCAAAACTTATACAAAAGAAGAATTACAAGAAGTATTTGATAAAGATTTAAACAATGCAATTGGTAAAGCTAGAGCACTTATGGAACAAAATAGTGTTACCGATTTACCAACGACTGCTCAACACACTCTTACGGAGATGGTGTTTCAACTTGGGCCTACAGGCGTGTCCAAGTTTGCAAATATGTGGAAATGCCTGCAGAACCGAGATTTTAATGGCGCGAGTCTGGAAATGTTAGATTCAAAATGGAATCGTCAAACTCCAAATCGCTGTAAAAAATTATCGGATCAAATGAAATCATGCGCTTAGAAAATTTATTTACTCATTTAAAAAAAGAACTAAAAGCTAGACAAGACGTCACAAAAGAAGCTATATGTAATAATGTAAAAGATTGGGAAACTTACCGATATATGGTTGGTAGGTTAGCTGGTCTAAAAGAAGCTGAACAGGAACTCACGGACCTGCTAAAGAAAACGGAGCTAGATGATGACTAAACCTAAATTAATTGTACCAAAACATGTATGGGATGGTGCACAAGCAGAAAAATCAAAAAACGAATTAGAAAAAGTTCCAAACCCAGTTGGATGGAGAATTGTTTTGTTTCCTCTTAAATTAGAAAAGAAAACAAAAGGTGGTATTCATCTAACCGATGACACAATTCAAGAATCACAAATAACAACAAATATCTGTAAAGTATTAAAGACTGGTTCTTTATGCTACACAGATAAAGAGAGATACCCTGATGGACCTTGGTGTAAAAAAGGTGATTGGGTTATAATAACTCGCTATGCTGGATCTAGAGTAAAGATTGATGGCGGTGAGTTGCGGATAATTAACGAAGATGAAATACTGGCTGTCGTTGATGATCCTCGAGACATATTGCCAGCTAACATACTATAAACATGGAGAAGTCTATGCAACAAGTGCAATCACAAAATGACAAAATGGTCCCGATAGATACTTCTGGTGATCCTGTCGAAGTGGAGTTGAAAGAAGACGAAAAGAAAGAGGGAGTGCAATCAACAGAATCTGATATTCAAGTTGAAGAAGCTGCTCCTTCAGAAGAAAAAAAAGAAGCTAAAGAAGAAGAGCTTGAAGAGTATTCTCAATCAGTAAAAAGACGTATTGATAAACTTACACGTAAAATGCGTGAAGCAGAAAGACGTGAAAAAGCTGCTATTGATTATGCAAAACAAGTGAATGAAGAAAATAAAAATTTACAATCTGTATCAAGAGCAACATCAGCAGAAAGAGTTGCCTCCGATGAACAAAGTCTACAATCAACAGAACAGCTGTTGAAAACAGCTTATTCACAAGCTGTAACTGAGGGAGATGTTGAAAAACAAATGGAAGCTCAACAAAGAATCGCTCAATTAGCTATTGAAAAAGAGAGATTATCTCTTAGAAAACGAAAAGTAGAGCAAGAAGCTAGTCAAAAAGAAGAAGCTGTTCAACAAGAACCTTGGAATTCTCAACCACAAACAGCTACACAGGCTCAACCTGATCCAAAAGCTCAAGATTGGGCTGAGGATAATAAATGGTTTGGAGCAGACAAGGCAATGACATACACTGCAATGTCTTTTCATGACGAATTAGTTAACGAAGGATTTGACGCGAGCTCAGATGAGTATTATACTGAAATTGATCGAAGAATTCGAAAAGAGTTTCCTCATAAATTTGAGGATAAAAGTAAGCCGAAGCAAAAAGTTGCTTCAGCTATACGAACAACGGCATCAGGCCGCCGCACTGTGAAACTCACACCGTCACAGGTAGCTATTGCAAAAAAACTTGGTGTGCCACTTGAAGAGTACGCAAAACACGTGAAGGAGAACTAACATGAGTACAAAAGGAATAAAAAACCTATCACGCAAACAAGAAACCCGTGAAAAGGACGCTCGACCGAGGGGATGGGTTCCTCCGTCAAATTTAGATGCACCTGAACCACCAGAAGGT